TAACTACAGATGAGAGAGTAGTTAATCAGATTACAAGAAAAGAATTTTGGAGTAAATTCCTACATTTGTTGAATATAAATGCTTCTGATAAAGAGATGGAAGTATTGTCCTGTTATTTATCAGATGAGGATGTGGGTAGAGTTCCGTCCACTGTTTATAAGTCTTTAGAGAATAAAGGTTATTTAGTTGATAAGAAGTTAACTAATACTTTACAGGTACTAAAGGATAAACTAATTCAGGACAAATTTAAATTAATATTTAATTATGAGATAACATGATACTAGATGAGATTATCAGAATTCATTCTGATCTTTTAAAGAGAGGAACATTCCCAAGGAGAGTATATTTAAATAAGGTAGATGTATTAAAGTTATATGATGAGATTGAGAGACAAGTACAATCTATACATACATTATCAATAGTAATAACTAATAAGCATGGAATCTGGTGTGATTAAAAACCCAATTGATTATTTTGACTTTGATTTTGAGAATCATGGTACTTTAGATAATGAGATAGATGGTAAACTAATTTGTTATTTACACCATGAAACTCTTCCTATAATGATTGAAGGAAGTGTTGATTATAAACTTAAAGAGGGAAAGATCCCTAAAGAATTATATCGTATATCTATAGCAAGGGCTTATTCAAAACTCTATAATACTATTATTAATGGTAAGTCAAAACCAATGCAGAAAGGTTGGCATACAAGATGGTATTATCCAGAGTGGGATGCAGAATTAAATCTTTGGTTTGTTATGGATAAAGAGGGTAACAAATGTTATACTCAAGATGATATTCCAAGTTATGTTGCAGATGAATTAAATACAGACTAATGAATGGACAAATATTAAGTAATAACAAAAGACAATTCATTCCAAAAACAGAATTTGATTTTTATCAAAGATTAGAAGCCAAACTATTAGGACAACAACAAATGGAGTGGGATGATTTTCTAAGTAGGTTTTATAAAAGAGAGGGTAAAATAATGTTTAAGGATGAACAAGTACATACTACAGAAATTAAAGTGGACTAATTTAGGATCGTTTACAACGAGTTATAAAATTAGACCAAGATATGAAATTTATTATAGAAAGGCAGATAAACCAATTTGTTATAGAGAAGAACATATTTATTCTATTGTTGAATATGGTTATGATGGTTTACCTGATGATGGTGAGTGTGTGGTTTTTCCAAGTAAAGTAGAAAAGAAAGATGTTATTAGATGGTTTATGGAAGATATTACTATGATAAATCAAGACGTAATAGATTGGAATGAATAAGTATATACTTCAGAAATTAGCAACAGAAAATAAGTTATCTGTTAAGCATGTAGAAGAAATTATTGATGGATTTTACAGAGGGTTAAGGTATTACATAGAAAGACCAGAAGAAACTAAGGGTGGTATATTAATCACCAATTATTTTAAATTTCATATAGACCTTCACAGAGAGATGAGGGATATAGAAAAATCATTAACAAACAGAAGGGAACCTAAAAGAATGGATGTGTTCCTGAATTTAATTAAATATAACAAGAAAAAGTTATCAAAAAGAGATTATGAAAGACAGATCAAAATCCAAACAAACTATGAACAGTTTGTTACCAAAGAGTCCAATGAACTTACAACAAGCCAAGACTGAAAGTAATTTACAAGAATTTAAATATTCTATGGAATATGCTGAACAGGCTAAGAATTACAATCAGAATGTTGAGGTATTAGATGAATCTTACAAAGCAATTAAACCTAATCATCAATTGATTGTTAGATGTTTTTTAATTGAACCTAAAGTTTCAGAAACAGGTTTAGTGACTCCATTTAAAGAGGTATTACAAGTACCTACTCAATCAGGTGTTGGAACTCATAGAGAGTTTGAAACTGATTGGCCTTATGCTACTAAAGGTGTTGTAGTATCTACTCCTATTCAGTCATTTAAAGTTGGTGATATTGTACAGTTATCTCCTAGAGCAGTACAAGTTGCTTTAAAGGGTGCTGGTAATAATGCACAAGTATTAATTGCTAATGGATTTATGCACGTTGATTCGGGATTATTTAGTCCTCCTAAAGATGTTACTAGTCCTCACTACGGTTATATATTAGTTGCTCCTGCTGAAATTCAAGCCGTATATCCTAAACAAGATGTCTAATATATATCAGTACATTATAGGTCAAACAAGATACATTCTATATAAAATTAATCCTAAGTTAATCCCATTACATATTAGAGAGCAGGTTGGTGAAAGACAATCAGCCTGTTCTCCAGTATGTTTATATGAAGCAAGATGTTGTGGTTGTAAAGCACCTAATGTATTCTTTGCTCCTAAAGGATGTAGGTTTAATTCTTATCCTGCTCTTATGAATAAGAAAGAATGGAGAAAATATAAATTTTGGTATTCCCAAAGAATAGGTTTATTACAACCAGCATTTAATGAATTAAAAGAATGGCCTTTTAGCATTAATATCTTTTATATAATGAGAATGTCATTACATGATTTATATACTTGGAGATTAAAGTATGTATTCAAGATTGCTTCTGTTACTTATGAAGATGATTTTAAAGAAGAAGTATCTGGTGAGTTTGACTTTAGTAAATTAAAGAATTATGTGGAAAACAGTTGAGCATGATTTTGGTAATATAAAAGCAGGATCTACAATACAATATACATTTGAGAATGATGGTTCAAAGATTATTAGAGAGACTAATCCAAGTTGTAACTGTATATCTATCTACCACAAGAATAATACATTAAGAGTTGTATGGAAGGTTAGAGATGATGTTAAAGAATCTTATGAGTCATTTAAGTATGTGTATATAGTATATCAAGGTGGAGAGATGGAAATGTTAACTTTAAAAGCAACATTAATTCCATGAAATTAGATAAAAAGAATACTTGGTATAAATATGGTGGCATGGCTCATATTGAGTTTGATGATGGTACAGAATTATCTGCTATTGCTGATCCTTATGATTATCCTAATTGGGATGAAATACCTGATGGTGAAATACCGGGACAGGATACTAAGCAGTTAATGGAAGATTGGAAAGAAACATTAAAAAAGGCTGAAATGAAGTTCTTTGATTTTGGATTAGATATAAACCAAGATATACCAAAATGATTACAGGGTTTGTTAATATTACTAAAACAATGAATGGTGAAGAGAATTTTTGGGAATTAAATCCCCACATGATTCATGTGTCACCATTTGCTGATTTATATACAAGAGATAAGAGTAAGAATAAAGAACAATCTTCTAGAGATATGTGGTGTGTAGTATGGATGATTGATCCTGATGAAGAGATTAATAAATACTATAGAATACCCAAAGATCAAAGGTTAGATGTATGTAAGTCATACAATCCTAAGTTTGATCCAGAAGATTTAGATATTGAGGATTGTATGAATCAATATCCATATTTATGTATGTCTGCTGATGAGTTGGCATATAAACAACAGAAAGATCAATTAATAGAGATAAGTAGATTCTTGGCAACTCAAGAAATATCTTTTGATACTATTGTTGATTTAATTAAACTAAAGTCTTTGTTACCTAAGATATATCAAGACTTTGAGAAAATAGAAAAATCATTTATAAAAACAAAAGCCTCTACTAGAGTATTTGGACAGAGAAGTTTAAATATGAGAGAAAGGGGTGACTTAATGCCTGATGAATAGAAAATTAGAAATTCTCCAAGAACTGATTAGTATTGGGGTTATAGTATCTGAACCTATTTTGGTTGGTACGGAATATATTTATAACATTGATGTGAATCATTGTTCTAATATTAAATTAATGGGACAATTAATGAGTGAGTTAGTTGAATTGGAAAAACTTGATAAAACGGTAGTACTTAACAATCCCAATTAATATGGAACTAACATACGGACAAAAATTGGTAGGATTAACATTTAACCCTTCTGCTGATCCAAGAGTACAAGAAGTAAAAGAAAAATGTGCAGAACTCATTGATTTGTTATGCAATGATCTTTTTGCAAAAGATAATATAGCATATATATTAAGAGAGGATGCTATTAAAAATATTATTTTAGCACAAATGCTTTCAGTTAAATCTATCACTTGGGAGGATTAATTAAAACTAAAATTTAAGAATGAAAAACTTAATTACAATTGCATTACTATTTATTGCTCAATTGAGTTTTGGGCAAGTTAAAGATTCTAAAGGAAATGTGTTTCCTGTTAGACCTAATGAGAAATATACAATTTTAGATGATACCCTATTCACTGATATTGATTATAGGTATCATAATGGTAAAGAATGGATATTTGTACCACTTGATACTATTGTTAAAAAATGGTCTAGAGATTCAACAAAATCACATCCTATTAATGATTTTTGGTTTGACGGTATTAGATATAATGTGATAACATATGATACTGTTCAGGCGATGGGAATTACCTTTGAATGGTATTCAAATAAAGTAGAAACATTTCCTTTACTTTTAATTTATGAAGTACAGGGTGGTTGGAAAACAGAAAAACCACAAAAAATATATGAAAGAATACATTTCCATACTTTTCATGTTGGAACAGGTTATGAGGGATGGGTTATTCAAGATTTCTACGAGATGCTAGAAAGAAAATGGGAAGATTATGATAGTATTATAATCAAACGTAAGAAACGTGAATAAAGGTTTTACTATTCCTGCAACTATTTATCCTGTTCCTATTCATATATATTATGGTGAAGAAAGTAAAGCACATAAGTTCTTTAAAAAGACTTTAGATAAAAGAGATAAGGATAGTATTAAAAAGTTTTTTACAGGAAGTTATAATGCTAGAACTTGTAGAACTACTTATAGTGGAATTGCTTTACATTTTAAAGGATTAAGATCAGGATTAATAGCACATGAGATGTTTCACTGTGTAGAGTTTGTAATGAATAAAATTGGTACAATTCACTGTGATGAAACATCAGAATCATTTGCTTATTATTTAGATTATTTAGTTGAACAAGTACATAAAGAATTATTAGAATGATAACAAATATAGATATTCTTAAAAAAGATTTAATTAGAATTGAAAATCTTAAATCTTTTTTAGTAGATATTCCTAGAATTCATCCTGATAATCCTAAGTATCTAACTTTATGGAAGCAATATAATAAATGGTGTATAGAAGGCTTTTGGGCTTTTGATAATGGGGGTTGGAGGTTTATGCCACCTACCCTCTTTTTCTATGGTAATTTCTTTAAGATTGAGATAGAGCAAGAAAAGATTAGAAAGTTTACTAAGCCTTTTGTTAGAGATTTAGATTGGCATATTCACTATAGTTATTTAGAATGTCAGGGTTTTTCAGGGTTTAAGAATGATGATAAATATTCTTCTGATAGAGCATTGAACAGTCCTACTTTATATAAGAAATTAGAGAAGTCAGGTAAACCTGTTGAGAGACAAAGGTTTAATGATATGCACTCATCTGATGGCACTAGAAAGAAGTATGTTAGACCAAGAGATTTAATTAGGAGATTACATGATGGTGATTTAGGTTATCCGTTATATTGGAATCCAGCACAGAATTTAATATTATTTGGTAGTCGTGGTGGTGGTAAGAGTTATTCTATAGCAGGAATTACTGCACAAGTAATGACATTTGATGGTATTAAGAGGTTTGATAAAGAGACTTTCTTAAATCCACCTACTGCTAAAGTATCTATTGGTGCTGCTATTACAGATAAGAGTTCTGAATTAATTACTAAGGTTGTTGATGGATTAGGATTTTTATCTACAGAGAAAGATTTAGGTGTATGGGGAGATCCAGAGGATGATGAATATTTACCCAATCCTTTTTCTAGGAATTGGGAAGGTGATGTAAAACCGGGTAATAAGAAAAATCCTTATAGATATACTTATAAGGTAGAGACTAAAGCAGGATGGAAACCTAGAGGCACTAAGACTGCATTGTTTCATGTTAACTATTCTGATAAGAAACAGGATGGTGCTCAAGCAGGTGCAGGTGGTCGTGTTAATCTTTCTGTATATGAGGAAGTAGGTTTGATGCCTAACTTTAAGGAAGCATTATTTAGTAATATTCCTACTGTTAGTAATGATGGTGAGCAGTATGGTGTACAGGTAGCATTAGGTACTTCTGGTAATATTGATTTGGTTCAACAATCCAAGCAAGTATTTAATAATCCTCAAGACTATAATTTCTTAGCATTTGAGAATATTTGGGAAGATGATGAACATGCAAGACATATTGGTTTATTCTTACCTGCTTATTTAGCAGATTCAGATTTTAAGGACGAGAATGGTAATACTGATATTGAGGCTGCTTTAGAGCACTATTATGAAAGAAGATTAGAAGAATCGCAGAAAAAAGATCCTTCTGCTATTTACAATGAGAAGATGAACTATCCATTAGTTCCTTCTGATATGTGGATTAGTAATAAAGGTTCTTACTTTCCTCAAATGGAATTAATAGAAAGGGAGAGAGAATTACTTAAAGATCATACTTATAGAACTATTGGTAGACCTTCTAAATTGATTTGGGATGCTGAATCTTTTAATGGTGTTAAGGTAGAAGTTAATCAAGATGATGAACCTTTTTATGAGTTTCCATTTGATAGGTCTATGAGTTCTATTAAGGGATGTCCTTTAATATTTCATGAACCAGAGACTATAAAATCTAGTATTCCGTCTGATATGTATTTATTTACTTTAGATCCTTATGTTTCTGATAATATAGATGAGGGTGGATCGGTAGGTGCTTTTTATGGGTTTTTAAATCCAAAGTATTGGAAGGAAGGAATTAAGCAAACAATGGTTTGTTCTTATGTAGGTAAGCCTTCAGAGGGTAAGGATAGGTTCTATGAACAATGTGAAAAGTTAATACAATATTATGGCAACTGTCCTAGATCATTTTGGTATGAGGCTAATAGGGGTGATTCTGTAAAGGGTTATTTCTTAAAGAAGAATAAATTATATTTATTAGCATTAGAGCCTACAAAAGAAAAGGGTTCTAATATATATGCTAAGAAGGTTCAGAATTATGGTGTTCGAGTTAATTCAAGAACAGATAAGATTGAAATGATAGATGATACATCAGAATGGTTATTAAGCCACTGTTATGATGATAAGAGGGTAGTAGAAACTATTCCAGATATATTTTTTGTTAGACAGGCTATTCAATTTAATTTAGAGCCGGGATCTAACTTTGATGCTGTATCTTCTGTTATTATATATCCTTTAGCATTAAAGGAATTACAGCATATTGTTGAATCAGAATATCAAAAAAAGAATAAACATAATCCATTGGCAGGATTGTCAATGAATGTAAACATCTTTAAACAAGATAGGTTTGAAGAATTTAAAAGAAAATATGAACACACGATTAGAGAATAATACAGATAGTATTAATAATGTCCTTGAGGGTATTAAGGAAGCAGCAAAAATTATAACATCTACTATGGGTGGTACAGGTAAGAATGTATTGATCTTTGAGAATGGTGATTTACATTTTACAAAAGACGGTGTTTCTGTAGCAAAGAAAATTAAATTTACAAATAAAGAGAAGGATGCTGGTGCTCAACTATTGATTAATGCTGCTAATAATACAGTATTACAATGTGGAGATCGGAACTACACTTACTAGTCTATTTGTTAATGAATTTGTTCAAAGGTTATTTGAAGAAATTAAAGAAAGACCTGTTAATGATGTTTTAGACTATACTAAATCTAAGGTACAGGAAGTTATTGAGAAGATTAAAGAACAATCTATTAAGGTTGAATCTTATGAAGAAATTTATAAGATTGCATTAACTTCTTGTAAGTCTGAAAGTATTGCAAGGTTAATTGAATCTGTTTATAGAAAGACAGGATTTAATGCTTCTATATCTGTAGAGCATTCAGAGAATCTTAATAAGACTTATCCTGAAATTACAAATGGTTTAACTTTTGATTCTGGTCTTATTAATAATGGATTTTCTAATCAGGAGAATGGTAACTGTTCATTTGAAAAACCAGAAATTCATGTATTTGATGAAGTATTAAGTGATACTGAAGAATTTCAAAAAGTTGCAGATTATTATAATGAGAAAAAGATACCTTTAGTTATTTTAGCACCTGATTATTCTGATGGATTTATTAGATGGGCATTGTTCAATAAGATTAATAAGAACTTTCAAATCTGTTTATTAAAACTTCCGGGATATGGTTATTCCGTTAGTGAGAATATTAAAGATTTAAAAGCATTCTTAAATGGTAATTCTGCTAATAAGATTACTATTACTCCAATGGATTTCACTGTTTATAATAATCCCGATAAAAAGAAAATTAGAAATAGGGTTAAGCAATTAACATCTAGAATGGAAGTTGAGGTAGAAGATTTTGTTGTGATAGATTATCAGAAAAGAATTCATAGACTTAATCAGACTGCTGCTATTATATATGTTGGTGGAGTTACAAGAAAGACTGCTGATGAAGAGTATGATAGAATTGAGGATGCTGTGGGTGCTTGTAAATCTGCATTAGTTGAGGGTTATGTTGAAGGTCAGGGTATTTCATTAATGAAATTAGACCTTGAGTGTGAAGATTGGTTTAGAGATATTTTGAAATCACCATATTTTACAATTCTTGGGAATGCTAGATTAACAGCACCTAAAGAATTAATTCCTTATAATGTAAGGACAAGACAATATGATACTAATTTAGTTGATCCTTCTTTAGTATTAATTAAGGCGCTTGAAAATAGTTTTGCTTTAGCAGAACTTTTAATAAATACAAGTTATACACTACATGATTAAAATTAAATTAAAAATACCAGAATCTCAAAAGTTTGAGAAGGAAGGTGAATGGTTTAAAGAAATGATAAACCATTATATTCCTTTTCAGTTACCTTATCATGAAGATTATGAGGTAATGAGTAATTCATACAAAGTTGTGAATAATGATTTATCTGGTTTTAGAAGTCAACTACAAGCATTCTGTAATCCGTTAGGAGTTAATACAGGAGAAATTGAGGAAGAAGTATTACCTTATCCTGAATTAAGGAATAAGGTTAATATTTTAAAAGGTGAAATGTTATCAAGGAGAGACACATACCATGTTATGCTTTTATCATCCAAAGCAATTAAAGAAAAGGATGAACAACTTTTGAATGCTATTAAAGAGTCTGTTGATGAAAAGACTGCTATTGATATTCAAAAGATGGAATTACAAATGCAAGGAATGTCTCCTGAAGAAATTGAAAAGTTTACAGCAGATTTAAGAACAAAGAATGAGCCTGAAGATTTAGTAACAACTAATTTTATGTCTGATTCTGAAATATTCTATAATACTGCTATTAGGTATTGTGAATATAATCAAGATTTACAATCTAAAAAGGCAGATTCTTTTGAGGATGTTGTTGTTACTGATAGGGAATTTATTTATTCTGGATGGAGATATGGTAAACCTTATTTAGAGGTTAGAAATCCTTTAACTACTGGTTTTCATAAAAATCCTAATGAGAGATATGTTCAGCATTCTGATTGGGTATGGCACACTAAGGCTATTACTATTACAGAGGCTATTGAGATGTATGATTTAACAGAAGAACAGATTAATTTATTAGGTGTTTCTATTACTAAAGGTTTAAGTCATAAACATAATGTAATGGGAGGATCTGCTGAATCTGTGTGGGATCATTCTATTAAGCAGATGCAAATGGCTCAATTAAATCAGAATATCAGTAATGATAAGACTAAAGGTTTAAATCAAAGCCCGTTAAATGCTTTAAGGGCTTATACTGATTTGGTATGGGAAACTCATTTTGAGTTTAAGGCTTTTAAAGAATTAATCTTTCTATCTTATAGAGATGATTATAATAAACAAGTAATCATTCCCCTTTCATCTGATTTTAAAATTCCCAAGACTGCTAAGAAAGAAAAGAAATTAAATAGATTTGATATTGAGACTACTTTTTATACTTGGTTTGATAAAACTTTAGGTAAAGAGTTTACTGCTGAAAGAATCTGGATTCCTAGAAAATATGAAATTGTTAGATTAGGTGGTTCTGTTTATCCTGTATTTAGAGAGGTTCCTTATCAATATACTAATGTTGAAGATCCATATTCTACGTTTACATTAAGTACTTTTGGTGCTATATTTAATGCTAGAAATACTCATTCAGTATCTCTTATCCAACATGCTTTACAGCCTTACTTTCAGTATTTGTATATTAAGCATGTACAAAATAAAGAGTTAAGTAAGTATCAAGGATTTATTCAGGATATTGATGTAGAGCAAATTCCAGATCAATTAGGTCAAGACTTGTATGGTAATGAGATTAGAGATAAAGTAGCATCTTGGTTAGCAACTCTTAAGAAAACCAATAGAAACTTCTATGCTGGTTCTCAAACTACTTTAGGTGGATTACCACCTTCTACAAGAAGTCCGGGATCATCCAGTCATATGATTGGTACTGCTATTGAGTTAATGAATCTTCAACAACTATTGGAATTAGTTAAGAGAGAAATATCTATGGCTATGGGTATATCTCCACAGAGAGAATCTAATTTTCAATCAGGTTCTAATGTATCAGATAATCAACAAGCAATTACACAATCTTATGCTATTACCGAACCATATTTCTTTATGCACAGTCAGATATGGAAGGCTGCTGTTAATGATTGGTTGATTAACTTTAGAACATTTTGTCAGACTCAATTTGAAGTACATAATCTTAAGGATTTGTCATTTCAGTTTTGGTTACCCGATAATACTCAACAAGTATTAAAGGTTACTCCTAAACATTTGAGTCATGCCGATATTGGATTATTACTTACGAATAGTACTGTTAATCAGAAGTATGCTGATTTAATGATGCAACAAGTTCAGGCTTTTGCTCAAAATGCAGGAGAAGGTGTTTCTGCTGTTAGTCAGATTTTAATGGATATTGTGATGGGTGCTAGTCCAGCCGAAATTCATAAAAGAATAATGATTCAGGAAAACAAGATTCACCAACGTGCGATGGAAATGCAAAAAGCACAACAAGATGCTCAAGCACAAATGTTAGAAAGAGAAATTGAGAACAGAGAAGATATTCAGAAAGCACAGGTTGAATTGGCTCTTATTAAAGAAACAGAACGTAGAGTTACTGAAATTCAGAAAGCAACTATTTCTGCTTTAGGTTTTGCTGAAAATTCTGATGTTGATAATGATGGAACTCCTGATGTAATTGAATTAATGGATCATGATCTTAAATCTAAGAAACTTGATTTAGAAATTAAGAAACAAAAAGAAGATGTTAGGTTAAAAGAAGAAAAATTGTCAATAGACAGGATTAAGGTTAATAAACCAACATCTAGTAAATAAATTAGTTTGATAATATGGTTATAGACGTAATTTTCTTTTTGAACTTTTGAAATGAAAATCACTCTATAACTAATTATATATATAACTTTGCATTATGAATAAATTAGAAAACTTTAGTTTTGATTTGGATGATGAACCAAATCTCCCTGTTCAAGATGAAATTGAACAACAAGATACAGAAGTTGAGGATCAGGATGATTTAGAATTAGATGATCCTCAAGAAGATTCCCAAGAACAAGATAGTACAGAAACAGATGGTAAAGATCCATTAGCACAAGCAACATATGAAAAGTATGTTGAACTTGGAATATTGGAGCCTGATGAATCTTTTGATGGTACCTTTGTTTCTTTAGAAGAACGTATGGAAGATGTCCCTACTAAACTGCTTAACCAAGCATTATTAGAACTTCCAGAACAAGGTAGAGCCGTACTACAGTTTATTTCTGCTGGTGGCTCGAATATTACAAAAGAAGAAATTATTAATTTTGTCAAGGCTTGGGAAGAAGAAAATAGAACTTCTTTTGAGTTAGAAGATGAGGCTCGTAATTATCTTGCTGAAACACTTAAGAAACAAGGTTATAAGAAGAGTGCTATTCAAGCACAACTTAATGAACTTGAAGATGAAGGTGAATTGTTAGTTGAGGCTAACAAACTATTAGCAGAAGAAAATACTAAAACTCAAAAACTAATTGAGAGTAAAAAAGCACAGACAGAACAGAATAAACAATCGGAAAGACAATACTATTCTGCTATTAATGAAGAATTAAAAGCATTGAATTATAGTAAGAGAAAGACAGAAGATATTCAAAAAACATTGAACAACGCTAATAAGGTATTAAGTAATATTTATGCTAAACCTAAAGCAGTAGTTCAATTAATGGATTTACTTACTAAGTTTAATGGTGAAGAATTTGATTTGTCTGATTTTGAAAAACAAGGTACTACTAAAGCAGTAAGTACTATTCAAGCAGCATTAAATAAATCTGGACAAAATTCTGCTGGAACAAAAACTTCAAGTACTACTGTTAGTAAAGTCCTTTCAAATCCTAATAGATTTGAATTTACAGTTGATTAAAAACTCTTTAAAGAGAACACTTATATAAAATGATTAGAAATACTGCACTGGTAACACATGACAGAAAAGCATGGGGTGGATCATATTTTGATTCCTTGACTCATGCTACGATGTTTCGTAGTTACAAACCTTATGATTTTGGCGTTATGACCGCCAGATTGTTTTCGTCTGAAATTGGTTCAGACCTTATTAATAAGAAATTTACTTATTACACTATTGCTAACAAGAATGTTTATGTCCTTCCTGGAGGTACTGATGACTATACTTGGTATGCAATGGGTGACACGGATGTTGAATTCCGTTTCACTGAATTGTTAGTTGATCCTGCATCCACACCGGGTAAAGGTGGTTTACAATTTAGAATTGCTATTGACAGAGATTGGTTGCATGAACCTGCTGTTATTAAACTTGCTTCTAGTAATGCTCCATTGCTTAGAATCATTGGTCAACCTACTATGCGTTCGGCTAACTCTTATGAATATCTTGTAGAAATGCAGGATGGTGATGTTAACTCGTTTATTCCTGTTAGCTTGCTTCAGCCGGGTATGACTGCTGTTCGTGTTACATCTTTCACTTCTGATGAACTTAATACTAAGTATGCACCTGACCAATATGGTGAGATGTACAAACTTCAGAACTGGGTTGCTAACTATGGTAACAAAGCTGAATTTACTGATAAGTTTATTCGTACTGAAATTGCTGCCAGAAAAGAAGGTAGAGGTTTACCTGAAACTGCTAGTTATTCTGTTGGTGGTAAAGCAATGAAAGGTGCTGCTATTTCTAGCGGTTATGTTTATCAAGCAGATTTGCGTGATAAAATGACTGGTAAGAAAATTCAAGTTGGTACTTTTATTACTAACATTGAAGCACGTTTGGAAGAACGTACTATGATGGACAGAGAGTATGCTATGGAATGGGGTAGACTTCAGAAAACAGTTGATCCTGATTCTGGACGTACTATCAAAATCCCTGCTGGTTGGAGACAATTGGTTAGAGATGGTCATTACATGGAACACAATGGCAACTTAAGCCTTTCTGATATTCAGGAGTTCTTGAATAACATCTTTATTACTCGTAAAGGTTTTAAAGATCGTGAAATTAAGATTGCTACGGGTGAAGGTGGAATTGACTTCTTGAGTCGTTTGATCTTTACGGAATTCAGTTCTATCGTTACTATTGATACTTTGCTTGCTGCTAAACGTAATGATCCTATGGGAGTTCATGAAAATGAACTTGAATATGGTGGTCAGTTTACCAAGTTCAAAGGTAACAACGGCACAACTATTACTCTTGTTTATGATCCAATGAAAGACAACCGTCAGTTGTTCCCTGAATTGGCTCCGGGTGCTAACCGTACTTTGGAATCTTATTCTATGGACATTTTTGACTTCGGTGTTACGGATCAAACTCCGGGTAATGCAGGTATGAAAAACAACATTTGTATGGTTATGCAAGATGGTGTTGAAGAGTTCTATACTGTATCCAATGTTTATAACTTTGAAACTGGTGCTGAAGTATCTGGTGGAAATGTTTATGGTAATGGTAAGGAACTTGGTGTTTATCGTGCCATGAGTGGTTCCCTCAATTGCTGGGATACTTCTCGCATCGGAAGAATCGAATTTAATCCTGCCGCATAATTAAATTAAAAAACTAAAATAGTAAGGATAGATTGAGTTCTGTCCTTACTATTTCTATTTAAAGAAATAAAGTTTACATGAAAAGTACAACTATACTATTTGTTAGCCCTGTTGAAAGAGTGGCTAGCCAAGGAAGAGATCGTCAAATTTACTCTTTTATTGACCCAAAAACACAACAATTAATTCAGACCAGAGCGATGAAAAAAACTCGTGAAACTGGTACTGAAGCAGTTTACGCATTTCAACCTTCTTATTCACAGAATAAGTATTTAACTGGTTTAGATGAACGTATAAAAAATCCTTTTCAAGATGGTGATGTTAATTCATTAATGAATGAATATAATCTTCCAATTGAATGGCGACCAGAATTAGAAAAGATTATAACATATTCCGAAATTACTAAGCAGTCTTATTATGAAATTTTGCATAATCAAGTTCCGGGATTTTATACATCTGCTTTTAATCCTGTTAATTCTATTTTTAAATCTTTAGGTAAATCTAAAGCAGACATTAAGGATACTACCTTTATTGATAGATTTAGTATTACTTTATATGATGGTGCTAATAGATTTACTGATGAAACACCAAGAGGTGCAATGGCAATTCAATTGATTAGGAATCATCCTAAGATTGCACTAAGTAAAAAAGATGTTAATCCTGTAGTACATCAGTATTACATTTCTGAAGAAAATGAAGCAGAAATGGAGAAAATGAGAAAACAGGATATTATTGATGATGCTGGAAATGTTAAATATGAATTGCTTAGAAAATCTACTGCTTATAAAGCATATCAAGTAGCAACATTATGTACTACTGTAGACCATAAGCCTATTGTTAAAGGTAAGACCACAATAGATCAAGTTAAGATTGCTCTTAATAATTATATTGGTGATGGTAGAGATCAGATGAAAAACATTGATAGATTCATGGAAGTATCTGATTTACTTAAATCTCCAGAAACAAAAGCATTATTTGAATGTAAGTATTTAGTTGGTCAAGGTTTAGCGTTTGGTGTATTAGGTATCAGAGATGGTAACTTATACTGGTATAGTAAATCTGACAATCACACTAAATATAAATGGTCATCTGAACAAGCATTTATTAGTTTCTTGGTTACAGAATACAACACTTATAATTCTGAAGAAAACGTTCAAAACTTTTATGAAGATCTTGTTAAAGAGGTTTCTAATAAAGGTGCTTGGATTGAATAATTAAACTATGGTTATTTCCAGAATGCACTATGAAATTAAGGTTGGTTATAACAAACTTAATTCAAATCACAAGCCGGATTTATTACCGGCACAAATTGACGATGTTATTAATAAAGCATCGGACGATTATGTTGAAATATTTTACTCTGGAAATAATTCTAAAGAGTATAAACTTGGATTTGAGGTAACTCAACAAAGAGTTGATATGCTTTCTACATTAGTTGTTCCAGAAAAATCAATATCTCCTACGTTAGTTAGAACTAATGTATATAAAGCCTCTACAACTTTAACTCCTTCTTATAGACACTTTTTAAGAGGTTGGGTTATTGCCACTGGTTGTCCTCAACAAATTCCAATTACAATAGTAAGACATAATGACTTGGATAAGATGTTACTTGATAGTAATCAAAAGCCAAGTTTAAAATGGAAAAGATGTTTAGGGACATTTAAACAAGATGGTTTATATTTATATACTGATTATATTATAACTTCTGTAGTTATTGAATATTTATCTAATCCTGTAAAAGTTTATTCTGGAGGATATGATTCTTTAGAATATTTACAAGGAGATTTAACAGCCCCTAATACGGGCGATCCAATAGTAAGCTCTGATTTACCCGGACAGCATCACTATATATTAGTTGATATGGCTATTCAACATTTAGCAAGAGTACTAGAGGATGGACAAAAACTTAACCTTCAAAAAGAAGGTCTATTATCTAAAATATAATTATGATTAAAAAATCTAACAAACTTCCTATGGAAGTAATCTTGGTTGCTACAGGCGACCAAGCACTTGCTGTAGGATCATTTCAAACAGCAGGTAATTCTGTAAATATTGCTAATGGAGCATTGGGTGTAATGTCTTATGATCCTAACAGTGCTGTTCAACCAATTGGTGATTACCTTTTAGCAGGTGATGATTCCAATGAAGTACAAGCAATTAGAATTGTACAAGGTACTCCTGCTTCAGCAAACACATTAAACGCTGACATTTGGGAAGTTGGTGATAAATCTCACATTGAGACAGGCACCATTCGCAAAAATCAAATCAAAAGTGTTGCTGTTAAAAAATGGGTTCCCGGTACTTTAGGTGCTGCCGCAGTTACGGCTTTTCCTACTCCTATAAATGATGTAGAATATTTGATGTACTTAAAACTTGATTCCACTAGATTGGATAAAGAGTATAGTACAATGAATGATGCTATCACTTATGGTAGTTCCCCCGCGATTAACTATACCACTGCTGGTATCACTAACTCATTGGACTATGTATTGTCTAACGTTCTTTTTGATTTGAATAGTCAATCTAGAGCCGTTACTAATAATGGCTTAAGAGGTAAACAAGATTATGTAGTATTTGGTGTTAAGTGGTGGTGGTGCTGGTCAAGTAATTGGCACAGTTACACCTTCCACTGTTCTTACGTTCCAAACCATTAATGGTGTTGCTCAAACGATTACAAGTTCTGTACCAATGGTTTCTGCTTTAGCAAGACTTGTGCAAGACAATGCTGCACTTACAGCAACTTCTACTATTGAGAATGTTAATTTGAGTACGGCTGGTGCTACTGCTAAAATTGATGCTCTTATTATTGTTGGTTTACCAAGTAGAACGGCTGCTGTTTATGACAATGTAAGTCAGACTTACACTAAAGTTATTCCTAATCCTGCTAAGGGATTCAATACTGGGGTTGATCCAACAGTAACAATTGCTAATCCTGTTGAGCCACAGAATACTGGTACTAAATGGGTAATTGAGGATGACAATAGAGCAAGATTGTCTACACATACTATGCAAGCACAACCTCATGGTGACTGGTTTGCACTTGGTAAAAGTTATGTAAATCCTGCTAAGAACTATACTTCTTATATCATCGAATACTTTGATACTGAATATACTCTTACTAATCCTATCGTAACTAGTCCTAAAAAAGCCACATTGTTGTTCCCTGCTGAAATTCTTTCGAGTTTCACTGTGAATGTAAACAACGTTATTACTAGAATTGCTGCAAGTAACACTCCTGTTCCTGTATCTACTTCTAATGATGCTGGTACTGGTACTGCTTCTGCTGTAACTGTTGCTTCTGTTGAAGCCATTCTTTCTGCATGGTTAGAACATGCAAGAACTACCGGAACTAACTTCCAAGTTCTTGGTGATGCTGTTGCAGGTGGTACTTATTTGTCTTAATTTATAAAAAACATTTCATATTCCAGACATAGGTTAATTCCTGTGTCTGGAATTTTTAATTTACACAAATGGCAAAAAAATTAATAATTCCCGATAATATTGGGAAATCAAAAGTTACAAGTCAGTTTGGCCCTAATGTTGTTGCTGGTGGTTCAGGATCTAATGAGGGGACAGATGTAATGGAATTGATCCAAGAATGGATTGATGCTGGTGATTTGGATACTGGTGGAGGTGGTTCTCCGGGTTCTGGTAACTTATCATTAGGTACTGTTGGTGCTAATACTGTTGGTGTCAATATTGATACTGGTACTGATGTAACATTACCTGCTGCAACAAGTTCTACGGCAGGTGTTTTAACATCTACAGATAAGGTTAAATTAGATAATCTTGCAAATTATACTCACCCTAATCATACAGGTGAAGTAACTTCTACTGGTGATGGTGCAACTGTTATTGCTAATAATGCTGTAACAAATGCTAAGTTAGCAGATATGGCAGCAAATACCATCAAGGTTAGAAATAATGTTGCTGCTGGTGATCCTGTTGATATGGCTCTTGCAGCATCTCAACTTGTCGGTATGGGGTCAACAGGTAATATTGCTCCTATTGTTTTAGGTACTAATCTTTCTATGAGTGGTGCTACACTTAATGCAACAGGTGGTGCTTCTTATACAAATGAAGAGGCTCAAGATGCTGTTGGAGCAATGGTTGATACCACCTTGGTATATGTTGATGCTACACCTCTTTTAACAAGAGCAGCATTAACAGGTCATGTAACTGCTGCACAAGGTAGTAATGCTACTACAATTACAGACGGTGTTGTAACTAATGCTAAACTGGCTTCTGTTGCGGCAAATACTATTAAAGGTAATCCAACTGGCGCTCCTGCAACAGTTACAGATATGACTGCTGCACAAGCAAAAACACTATTAGCAATTACTGGTGCTGATGTAGCAAATACTCCTGCTGGAACAATTGCTGCAACTACTGTACAAACAGCACTTAATGAATTAGATACTGACAAACAGCAAGATATTGCTTGGCAAGAAGAAGGTGTAACTCAAGGTACTGCTGGTGGTGTATCTACTGTAAATTTTGTAGGTGCAGGTGTAACTGCTGCTGAATCTGCTGGTACTTTAACAGTTACTATTCCCGGTGGAGGTGGTGGCTCATCTTTTGTTACTGCCACTTCTGGTACTGCAAGGGTTACTTATATTGTTCTTACAGGCACTCCTGTAGTTACATTTAGTAAACCTGTTGCTGGTTCTGCAACTCTTGTTGTAACTGGTGGTACTATTAAATTAATTGAAGTTGTTGATAATCTTAATGTAGCAGAAGTATCTGGTTCCAGTTCTATTAGATATGATTTTGTTGGTACTGGCACTAATAAATTAGATGCTTATCCAACCACTACTAAATATACTGTAAACAGTGCTACTCCTACTGTTGTAAACTTAGGTGATATTGGAGATCAACAAGATACTGATAATACTCCACCTACATTGTTTGGTGATTTTGTACTTACAAGTCATGGTAGTATGTCAGCACGTCTTAATAATATCACTGCTCAAATTTATATAAAATTCACATGGACGCAAAAATAAAAATTCTAATTTTATGTTTATTGTCTGTATTTACTTTACAGGCACAAACACCTCATCTTAACTTTGCTGCCAGATTTCAAATTACATCTGCTACTGGTGGTGATCCATATAATATAGTAGGTATTGTTTCTGATGATCTTTCCAGATTTACTGGTTCAGATGTAGCAATTAATGATTCTATTTATGTTATTGATGGTTCTGATGTTTATGTATTAGCGGTAACTTCTATTACATCAGTAGTAGGGCCGACAGTAACTTTGGTTGCTAATGATCCTTTAGATGCTGGTGTCAGTATTCCTACTGGTCAAGCAGCAATACTTAGACCTACTAATAACTATACGCTTCCCGTTTATATCTCTGGTCTTAGAGATGATTTAAGATCAATGATAATGAATAGACAAGCACAGTTAATTGATGAGATTACTGGTGGTGGACTATCTATTACAGATTTTATATCTGCTGGTGTCGCTGTACCACCTTCTGCTCCTGCTAATCTTAATGGTGGTGAGACATGGAGAAATGGTACAACTGGTGAACTATGGGCATCTGATGGTGTTAAATGGTATCCATTTAATTATGGGCCAAAAGAATGTGTTGATACTGTAACTGTATCTTTAATTACTGTGCAATCTGGTGGTTCTGTAACTACTGGTTCTCCTTTAGTTAGAAATTCAAGTGGTGTATGGGAACATTTATATAATCATGCTACACCCAATCTAATTCCAGATGGTGTGGTTACTGATGTTATTACTGGCCCTAGAGCAATTATACAATATTGTGGTGTAAGAAAAGGTTCTGGTGCTACACCTAATACTTCTTACTATGTAGATCAAACTGCTAATACTGGTTTTACTACTACTAAACCTACTACTAATATTAGACCTTTGGGTAAAGTAGCAAGTAACGGTGATTTTCTTATTAATGCCGGATTGTTGTTTAGTAGAGATAATGCTAATGCTAATAATGGAGTATCTTCGGATGGCACTAATATTCAGTTAGGAAACGTTTTGGGTACAACAACAGCACAACTTACGTCGCAAAGATATATACCTACCAACAACAACTCGCTTAAAATCGGGTCAAACGATGGTAGGGTATTCGCTCAATTTTCGGGAGACAGTACAGATAATAATGCAATTTTGAAGTTCAAATTTAGAGACACTACTATAAGCAACTCTAAAATATTCATGCAAGCACAACCAATTAGGCATGGTTCGCAGGTTACTCCAATTTACTTTGGAATGAACAGTCAAGTTCAGACAAGTAATGATCCTAATAGTGTTTTTTCATTTGGATTTAATATGAATCCAAATGGGGCGAAATTTGAGGCAGGAAAACCCATAGTTGGTGAGTCGTGGGAAAGTAATTATAGACCTTCAGCCCCAACAGTATATCCGCGCTGGATAGAAAAGCATGAGATATATATGCCTTCCTACTCTAATACACAACGTAGATTGTCGTCGTATGTAATTACAGAATCAGGAACATCTGCAAATTATATAGACTTTTTCCATACCGTTGACTTTTTCAGGCTAAGAGACACGACTCTTTTAGATTACTTTACGGTACAAGGAAAAATGAACGGAACTCGCCGCTCTGTGGTTAGTTTGTTGGCGGGGCCAAGTACAAGCCTGAATATTACGCTTGACTCGACACAAAATACCCTGATATGGGGCAATACATCAACAGCGCCCAGAAAGGCGACAAGTATATTTTCTATTGACGGATACAGGCAGTATGTTATGACGAATTATACAGGAAGAAACTTTTTTTCACACGTTGCCCAACCGACATACAATCAGAATTTTTTTGGTAATTTAGCACAGTCGTCTGAAACCTATTTTTATACTAATAACATAGAAGGCGGTTTTGGAACTTATTTTACTTCTACAGCAAACACATCAACTAATCTAACTGCAAGAGGGCATATTTCTGTAGGTGCTGGATCTACAACTGCTTTTTTTGGTGCGAGGTCTGATATAAATATGGCTTATATTGGTACATCAAGTGCTTTTGCCATTCGATCCAATGCCTTACAAGTAGGGCCAACAGCAGGAACAACTCTTCCTTTAGGAGTAACATTGCAGGTAAATTCCAATGCTGCAAATACAGTAGCATTACAAAAATGGCAAACCACAACTGACAGCGCCAAACTCTTTTTAACAAACGCCACACCCAACTCTCTTATTACGGGTAGGGTGGGTGATGTTGCTTTTGGAACAGATGGTGGTTTTTATTTCAAAAAAACTGGTGCAAATACCAATACTGGTTGGATTGATTTAGCAGGATTGTCAGAAAACTCTTGGCAACTAACAGGTAATTCTATAATAGCAGGAACACAGTTTTTAGGATCAACCAATAATGTCAGTCTTAGATTTAGAACAAATAATCTTCAAAGAGCAATGATTGATTCTACAGGTAATGTAGGTATTGCTAATATTGCTCCAACAGAGAAATTAGATGTTACTGGTAATATTAGATTTAGTGGTGCTTTAATGCCAAATAATACAGCAGGTACTTCTGGTCAAGTTCTTACAAGTGCTGGTGCTGGTGTAGTTCCTACATGGACAACTAATACTTCTGAATCCACTTCTATTGGTTCTTTTAATAACACAGGTAATTCTAATGGTTTATCTTTAAGTGGATCTGCATTAAGTTTACACGCTGCTACTATTAGTACTCCGGGTGCAGTTAGTACTGGACAACAAACATTTACTTCTGGGGCAGGTAGTAAGTATTTTAATGGTACTGGAACAGCACAAATATCTGTTGATGGTAATACTGATGCTACAGAAGCGGGTATTAACTTTACTCAAGTAGGTGGAGCCGATATTATGGCACAAATGCAAGTTAATTCGTCTGATGTTGATAATGCAAGATTTCAATTATTAATTGAAGATGCTGGAAGTTATGTACCTAAGTTAATAATTGGTAGTTTAAATGACCAAAAAGGTGTACAGGAATCTGGTGGTTTATATGAAGAAGTAACAAATGTAACATCCAGTCCATATGCTGTTATCTATGGTGACAGAAATATTTATTTAGATGGTGCTACTATTACTGTAAATCTACAAGCAATTGGTACATCAACAGGCGAGACTAAAATAGGTAGAGTAATTTACTTTTTTAATGATAATGCTACCAACGTTACAATTACTCCTAATGGTTCTGAAACAATTGCTGATGCAGCATCATTAACATTACTTCCCAATACTGGTGTAACGCTTT